CTTCTTGCTGCCGTCCGGGGAAATGATCGCCACCAAGACACTCTTGATCTTCGTGAAATTCAGGGTCACCCCAAACGAATCCACAAGGCTGTTGGTCAGGTCAAAATGAACGGTGGTATTGGCGGCAATCGACTGCTGCACCCGGTAGGATTTATTGGCTTGTCCAGCGTTGGTTCCCATCGTGAAGGAAGCGGACATGGCCGGGAATGTCGCCCCGCCGGAACTAAAGCTGTCCGTGACCAGTGCCAGGCCGTCATCCTTGGTCTGACTCCCGCTGGCCGACATGGAAAAAGTGGCGGATAAGGTCATAGATTCGATCTCCCCTGGGCCATCACATCCCAGCTTGCCTTGGTCAACAGAACATCCTCGGAATCGCGCAGGATATCCTGAAGCTCCAGATGGTTTGTGCTTGGAAGGAACTCCAGCAGCCTTCCCTCCGCAAAGGTGATCTCACCCTGGCAAAAGTCAAAGGCCTCCCCCATCAGGCTGGCGATGCTTTTGGCGTTGGCGGCTCCCGGGCCGCCGGTTGTGTAGATGGAAACCCTCACCTTGAATCGCATCAGGAAATCCCCGCTGGCCACGAAGGTCTTGGTGCCTTCCTCGACCTGAACGATCCCGTAGGGAATGGCAGTGTCCTGGGGCGCCCTGGCAAACCAAAGCCCGCCCGGGACCAGGGTGTTGACATTGGTCTGGCTATTCCAGACCGCCTGCATGCCCTCCAGGGTTTGGTGAATCAGCGTGTTCATGGCGTGGTCTTAAACTCCCCGCCTGCGAGGGCACTGAGTTGCGGTTCGAGGTCCTCGAGGGTTTTCTTGAGGCCAAGTCGGTGTTTCTGGAATTCGAGAATGGGCCCATAGAAGGCGTTGTTCAGATACCCTACCCGGATCCGCAGGGATTGCTCCACCTCATTCGGGCTGGCAGGATCCCAAAGGACGCTGGCCTGGAGGAATCCGGTGCGCTTGGCAGGATATTCCCCTGGCCGGGAAGCCGGTGGTGCGGTCTTGGCTCCGAGCCGCTGCTGGTGCTGGTTCGTGAAAAACACGGCCGCTGCCAGCAGGTTTTTGGCCATGGCCTTGCGGGCCTCGCCCACCACATTGGCCGCGTTGTTTTTGAAACCGGGCATCAGGAAATCCTTTCGAGGTTAAGCACCTGCAGGACATCCATGACATCCGGAGCGGTCCCGGAGACAATCTGGTAGGTGACCCCGTCCTGGTCGATAATCCGATCCGTGGATTTCCAGGCAAGGCGTTTGCCGCAGTGGCAGTCGTACCGGGTCTTGACCTGCTTTTTCCCAAGGAGGTCCATGGACTCCGTGCCTGTTTCCTGGATGCGGGCAGGCACATTGCCAAGGACCATGGAATAGGTGTTGGGTGTCCTGCCGCCCGCCGGATCCCTGGTGTTGGCAGTCCGGTATAGCCCGATGGTCTGGCGCAGGTTCTCGGCCAGCACCAAGTCCCGGCAGTTCAGGCGCCAGGTGGATTGGAGATTGTTGAACTGGGTGTCCAGAACGGTCCAGTTTCTTCCCGAGCTGTCGGTGATGAAGTCGCTGGGGTTGGGTACCACACCGGCGGGCAGCACCGCCTGCGGGATCAGCCAGACCAAATCGTGACCCGTGAAGATGCCGGTTCTCTGGGTGGGAATGTCCTGGGCGGTGATGTTGCGCCGCTTGGCATCTGATATGGAGTAGGTTTCCTCGTAGCCGCCACTGTCCAGAATCAGTCCGTGCACCGTGTAGCTGACTGCCTCCCGGTGATCCCAAACTTTGTAATCCTGAGAATGGTCAAGCGTGAACGCCACTAAACGGCGACCTCCAAATAAACCATATGGCCAGTTAAGTTTCCGTTGGTACTGGTGTTGATAACCAAGTCATCGTTGTAATTGGCCTGTAAATTACCAACTATCCCATAAGGTGACGGTGGGCCAAATGGCACAACGATGGCCGTGTTGGCTGGAATGTTCATAGCACCAGATAGAGGAGTGGAACCGGATTTCCAAGTGATGGTCATAGCGGTGTCCGAAGTGATGACATAGGACAAAACCCTTAGCATCCTACTGGAGATTCCAGGAACCAGCACATTGTCCCCACTTGTGGTAATGTTGATCGGTGCGTATCTCATGTCTTGATCCTCGTCATTTTCTGGAAAGGCCCCTGCAGGGTCTGCTGGGCCTGTTGGAGCGCCAGCAGGTTCTGCTGGAGCGCGGTGAGGTAGGTTTCGTGGGAATAACTTTCCCCGTCCACCGTGTAAGTTGGCTTGTAGGAGGAAGTCACCTCCACAATGCGCTGGGTGACCTGCTCTATGGCTATTCGGATGTTTTCTGCTGGCGTTGGCATGGCGCTAGCTCCATCCATTGAATGTCCGGCGCAAGGATGCGGAATCGTTCCCGATACCTTGCCTCGGCCTCTGATTTGGTGCTTGCCTCAACAAGCAAGCGGGGCAGCACGTTGGCACGGACCTCCCACACTTGTCTGATTTCCGGTATGACAGCTCCCTTTTTCATACCCTCTCCTAGTTCTTGTTCCTGACGATATGCCATGGACTCCACACGCTGGGGATACCACGCTCGTTGGCGAAGTAACTCGCGACAATGCCCTTGTCGAGCATCTCGTACTGGTTGGGAGCGGCCTGCTGCACATTGAGTGGGTAGTTCTGCATATAGCGGAAGCTCTTTCCACTCTGCATGATCCACCAGTAATCGTCCGCATTGGACTGGCTGAGATTCAGACCATCAGCATCCGTGCAGCGTTGTTCAATCAACGGGCTCGACAGCACGTTAAACTGACCGCTATATGGATTGCCAGGGGTCTGGCGAATTTGCAGGGTTCCCGCGGTCGCCTGAGTCGCACCGGCCGCCACACGGGTTTCGGTCATGTTGGCCCCGAGGATCAACTGGGCGGTTGCCAGCCGTGCCGGGTTCACCAGGATGGTGTTTGGCTGAATCAACACTCGCTTGCCGGTTCCGGGATCCTTCATCCTTGCAAACCGCAGCATGGAAGCCTGGATGCTGGTCCAGTCCACCATCGGGTTGGAATGGTCGTTCAAGTAGCCCAGAGTTTCGCTGGTGACATAGGTGTTGTACGCGGTGCCGTTGTACTTGAAGCTGTTGTTGACCCCGATGATGGTGTCAATCACCTCCAGCTCCTTGCGGTAAGCCAGTTCCTCACCGACGCTGGATGCGACATTGAGGATGTCACCAGTGAGGTCGAAGAACACGCTTTCCTTGAGCACATCGACGGCCAGGGCGTTTTCCCTGGTTTCCGGGGTCTCGATCCATCGTTCATTGAACTGGGCGCGGGTATGGGGTTCGCCGGGGTTTCTGCGGCGGCCCTTGTCCCCGATGCGGTTCACGCCAATGACCTTCTGGCCATTAAGTTTGGTGGGTTCCGCCGGGCAGAGCTGGTCCGCGATCAGCGATGGGTTCTGGAAAGCCTCCAAAATCTTTACCTCGATGAGGCCGCCCACGACGCTGGTGAAGGCGTTGATGTTGGCAAAGGCGGTGGGATCAATGCCGATGCCGGTGGCTTCGAGCAAGGCCCTGCTGTCGTTGGGAAAACCGGATTCAACCAGACTGCGGGCAGCGGTGTAGCGTGCCATGGCGGCGCCATTGGCGGGGTCAAAATGGTTGCGCCATTGGGACCCGATGATGCCTTCAGCCAGTTCCTGGATCGAGAACTGTTCCGGCTTGAGCTTTTGCTCGGTCAGCTTGTGGTTACCTGCCTGGTCCCGGTTGGGATTGCCGTTTTTGTCCGTAAGCCCGAGACCGTGCTTGATGTCGTTGAGAAACGCAAGCTTCCCGGCAGGGTTGTTTTTCCTGGACTCGTACAATTCGCGGATCTTAAGAATGTTCACCCGACTCATGTTCGGAATCTCCTTTAATTAGAATTTCTGACGGCCAGCCAACCCATAGAGTCGGCACAGCACCCTGGTGGTCGCTGCGGAGTAGTACCCGACTACCACGCCAATGGCCTTTGCGGCATCCGAGACTTCCACCACTTTCTTGTCTTCCACGGCTCCGGCTGCGGAAGCGCCGCTGGAAACGGCACCCACCATGTCACCGGGAAGGAAGCTGGAGGAGGACGCACAGTCTGCCTCGTAGATGCAGTCGGTGATCACCTCGATGTAGCCAGCCGCCGATTGGAGTGCCAGCCGGCTTTGGGTGGCCACGCCGACAAAGGTGTCATGCACGGTGGCCTGGTCCGTGGCCGCTGTTCCGGATCCGGTGAGGGCGGACAGGGGTTTCGCGGTGGAGGTGTTCGAATCCCAGTAAAGGAAATCGCCCACGGAGATGACAGAGCCACCCGCAACGGGGTAGCGGACAAGCCTGAAGTCTGCGGGTTTCGAA